TATAATACTTAGATACATTATAACATTAAAAAAAGGGATCGTCAAGATCCCTAGTAAATTGCTTTCATAATATACTCTGTGCTGAGAATTGGATCATTTCCTAAAAGATCTAACTGTATCTCATCTGCATCTACATATACATCATCCTTTCCTTTACGACAATGTAACCAGTAGTATGTACCGTCTTCTCTTTTAAAGAAGTAACTCGTGTTATGTGAGTCAAGAGTAAACAGAGCAACGACATGAGGGTATTCAATTTTACGATTTGGATCTGGTCTACATGATTTACCCATGTCACCATACATGGGTCTCGCACCACTACCGTGAGGAGTGGGCAAGTTTCGCCCATGATCTCCAAATAAATCGTATCCTTTAACCATTAAAGATATTCTTTTCTTGCATGATGTTCTGGTACAATTTTACCTAATGTAATTGTAAGAAGTCCATCTGCAAAGTTAACATTTTTAATTTCAACATCATCAGATAGAGTCCATTCTCTTGAGAATGATCTCTGTGCTAATCCTCTGTGACTATAGGTTTCTTCCTCTTTCTTCTCTTTAGTTCCTTCTACGAATATCTTACCATATTCTGTGTAAACTTTAACTTCTTTCTTTTTGAATCCTGCAAGTGCAATCTCTAGTCTGGATTCAACGTTGTTTACATGAACGATATTGTATGGTGGATAATTAGCATTTGTATTTGTATTCCAAAAACTTTCAAAATAATCATCCCATCCTATGCTGTTCTTATGGATCTTCTCCATGAGTTCTGGAAGATCAGCAGCAGTGTATCTTTGAATGTTAGTCATAGTTCTCCTTAATAAGCGAGTGTGAATTGTAGACCCTTTCGGCATCCACTACTAATTATATCATTTAAAGAATTCACCAGATGCGGAGAACTCTACTAATCTGGTTCGGGTGTCCTCCCAACCTGTAACATAGTGCGTAGAACCGTCCATTTCTTTTAGTGCTTCCGCTAATGGATAGTCATTACCATTCTCATCCATACGATCTCCAAAGAAATGTATTTCATCTTTTGAATCAAAGTCTCTAAGTATTTGTCCTTTATCACATCCCTTCAATGATATATCAACACCAGTTTCACCACCAACAAAAGCATACAAATCTGGAAATGCTTTATTAAATCTTTTTGCTATCTCAATTCTTTCATGATTATCTCTATCCCATTCTTTATATACTTCTCTCTCTGTCCAGTTTGCTCCTCTACCTAAGATACTGAAATTAACACAACCAGGTCTATCCTCAATATGTGTTCCTGTTCTAACTGAAAATAAACTTTGCTTTAGTTCTTTTAGCAAAAATTCTTTTGCATCGTCAGGTAACTTCCAAGGGTTACGATATACATTTTTATCTTTTTCATAGACATCATTACCAGCACAATTATAAACTCTATGTGCTCGATAATAAACATCCAATCCGATCTGATCAATGGTTTTTTCTCGATTACTTCCTGTGACTAAGTAAACATCATGTTTACAACAGAACTTAATCATGAATGCTTCAAAACTTGGATCAATCTGTTTCCGACTAGGAGTCAGAGTTCCGTCAATATCAAAAATAAATTTTTTCACTTTATGCAGGTTCTTCTACTTTTTTCTTTTTACCAATGTTGTACTTAGTTTCTAATACCCAATCACCCTTCTCTTTATATGCAAGAACTTTGATTTGATTTAAAGGTGCAATGTCAGTTATCTTTTCGACATTAATGACAGTTACTAATCCCCAATCGCATAAGAGTTGAATGATACGATTACGACGTTGAACGTCATTCTGAGTTAGATTAGCACGTTTACCATCTAATGCAAATAGTTCTTTAAAATGCACGATGTAGTATCTACCTTGTTTATGAAGGATGTGACAGGATTGATATATCTTTTTCTCTTTTCGGGATGCTACCCCAATTCTTGTGAGAGTCTCTCTTACTTTTAAAAAGTCATCTGGTTCATTCAGACTGACTTCAATCATCTGATCAGCAGACCAATTGACTTCAGGCTCGGTAATCATTTTGCTCCTCCAGTTTCAAATTTCGATTTTATAAAATTAAGTTGTTCTTTGGTTAGGATTCGTAGAGCTTGCTTTGCTTTTTCATTACTATAACCATAATAACGTTTCACAGAATCAAGATCTTTAATCTCATCTTTGCGGAGCCAAGGAGAGAACCTCTTTCGCTTCCTCACACTATTTAGATAAAACGAATACTGCATATCACTATCCAGTTGTGGCCTAAGGTTCATCTCATTTGCAAACATAATCGTATCTAAATGACCAGACATACACCTGTTCACAATGTATGAAGGATACTTTGCTGTAGGGTCTTCTTCATAGATATTCTTTTTGTTTTGGTTGATTGAGTTCAACCAATCTTTCAATTCAGTCATTTTGGTAATCTGCGATTAAAGTTCCAATTTTCAAATTTAACAAGGAGTTTAAATAATCCAACTAATGTTCGTTTGACAAACTCTTCAAAAAATATAATCGGTATGAATACAATTTCAAAAGTAGTTATCTTATGATTTGTATGTCGTCCTGTTCTGTCCATAGTTCAACCTCTTTTCTAAATCTGTTCTCTCTCTTTAGTTTTTCGTACCTCTTTGTTGCTTTCTTCCTCCACCATGAAATGATATTGTCGAGTTCAAATTTAGCATAGTTTTGTCCAGGTGTCAATTTATCTTGTTCTCCTAATATTACTTCTCTTACATTCGAGAAACCATAATCAGAAATATAAAATCTCTTCTGCTGTGTAATTGAAAATGCATCTTTAATAACTTCATTGAATCTTGTCAACTTAGTTTGATCTTCAAGATTATTACGAATGATAGATATCATCTTAGTCTGTCTTTTCATCTTCTTTGAAGATGCTTTGTTATCAGTTAGAGGTGTGTTATCATTTAGCATAGTAAAATGATCATGTAACTTATGAAACTGCTTATCATGCATCAGAGGTATGAATTTGCTCTCTGTGAGTCCTTTATACCTCATAAAGGGTTTGAGTCCATCATACTGCGAAGCAGACGTTGCAGACCCGTACAGAGACGTAGTTTCAAACAATCCGATATCTTTCTCAAAGTTTTCATTCAACTGTTCTCTTGCATAATGTGATATACACATCAGGGCAAGTAACTTACCTCCAAGATAATTATATCCAAATGGTTGTGATGGAACAATAACAAATCCCATCGCTGCATGACGATTGAATAAAGAAAGATCTGGTTGTTTACCTAACCAAATATTTCTAGGTTTTGAATTAATAGTAGGAGATCCAAATCTAACAAATCCAACAACCTTATTAGTACTCTTTTCAAATACCATCCACTTCAATTCTCGACCAGGAATATTCTGCTCATTGTTATGAGAAGAAACTGCTGTGAGTAAATTAGAATAATATTTTTGATCGAGTCCACCTTTACCAACACGAACTATATTGAATTCCATATCCTCTGGATGCATATCTTCATTAAAGAATTCATCAGACAGAGAAACTAAAGATGTTCGAGAAGTCAATACTTCTTTCTTAACAAACCTTAGATAATCTTCAATATCTTGAAAGTTGGAAAAATAATTTATAAACTCATCTGCTGCCCATTCAGCAGTCTTTTGTGGCACTAGCATCTTCATCTTTACCATCAACTTTAAGAACAACCACTGGTGCAATCACTCGATGAAATTCTCGAAAGATTTCTTCCCGACTTTCTGCATACTTACGTGGTTCTTCTTTTTTAGTCATCGTGATCATCCCAAGGATCTTTCAATCCTGTATTTGCAAAGAACCCTTTGTAGATTCCATACCCTGCAAGTAGAACAGTTATAACTGCGATTGAAATACCAAATGTATAATCAGGATTCAATGTCAGATGTGGTATTAATGTTTCATTGCACTTAGCAATTTTTTCTGGATCACTCCAAGTACCAGGTAATGTATAGACTGGTGGACATGCTATAAAAATCATAAATGATGTTCCTCTAAAAATGTTTCTATGTCAACTAAAGCATCAATCTTTGCTAACATATCTGCGATGTGTTTGCTTATATATGGTTTCTCTGTACGTGCTGCAAATGCCAGAGCATCTTTTAAATGTTCTTGACTTGCTTCTAGTGAATCCTTAACTTGTTTTGATAATGCCACTAAAATAAATCTCCTTCATGTAATAGTAAAAGTAAATCATGTACTAATGA